AGTTGCCCTCAATAATGTCTGCCTCACCGGGGGATGCAAGAGCGGCCTCCATCTCAGGAGTGCTGAATTTACTCCTGAGTATTTCTTCCATTACATTCACCCTGACATCGAACCAATCAGGTCGCAGTTCCATCTCCTTGCCGAATGTTTTTGCGGCAGCGGGAGATCTCATCCTGCGTATTTGTTGTCGTATGTCTGGATCGGTTGTTTTAGCGGCTTGGAAAGCGTGCTCCGCGGTTGGGTATGTTTCACCCTCGAATGTTACTGGCGTTGGGGCAAAGTTGGACAGGAATGAGTGTTGCCCTCTGAAGCTTGTTATCGGTGCTGGTTGCTGGCTTTCTGGAATATAGTCGGGGAGATACTCATATTGTATTTGAGTGCCTAGGCCCTTTTTCTCAAATGCTTGCTGGCCATACTCTGTGCTCCATCCCTCGAGCTGAGACCAATTTTCCATCTGTTTTGGTGACCAGTTTGTGCCACCAACGGTTGTAGCCTCATTGGTGATGCGTGCATAGATAATCCTGCTTCCAGATGTAAATGCAACTATGTCTCCGCGTCTCATTGCGTGGAGGCCAGCAGCATGCTGACCAAACCTCGTGGTAGCTGTTCTCTCACCAGCTATGATTGCATCAAAGGTTGTTTCGCTATATACACCAGGCCTCTGCCTGCCCTGGAATTCAAAGTTCATTGGGAGCTCGCCCATAAACCTTGGAGCCTGTGGTTGATCCATTCTTACAGGGCTTTGTGTGCCTGTTCTACTATTCCAGTCTGGATAAACCATTCTCATGCCAAGCTCGTATAAATACCTGGCGACTGGATTGTTTCTTATCTGGTCTGTGTAGCGTGCGCTCGTATTTACCGTTCGTGTAACCGCATCCTGTAGCGGGTAGTCACGAGCGGTTCTGTTTATTATTCCCCTTGCTTCCTCTTGGGCGGCCAACTCGTCGTCGAGCGTCCACCTCTTGGATCCAGTATCAAATTCGATGGGAGTGAATGGATATAGTGGCTCCCTACTTGCGACCCAGTCACCCTTTCTGTTTCTTAGTAGTGTCCCTCCCATGCTTGGGTCGTTATATATTGGCTGTCCAATGCCGTAGACATCAGTTGTGCCTGGCTTCTTGCGTACTGGCTCGAGACTGGCATATAGTTGGTTTATGCCTCTTCTATACCCTCTGTTCGTGCTCTCCCATTCTATCTCTACGCCTGTCATGTAGAGAGCGTCTGGATTACGGGCGGCCTCTGCCTCGCGCGTGTAATACTCGACATCTGCTGCGCCAGGGCCAAATGTTCCGCTTATTTGTGGCCTTGCTAATATTGCTGTCTCAAACTGGTTCCATACAGAGTGCGCTGCGGATCTTTCTTTGAAGAATGGATCATTCCTGCTTAATGGTTCAATGTCTCTTGACAGCAGGTTTTGTGGCATCAATATAGCATACAGCGGGTTGTTTCTTATCTGTCTTGGGCTTGCATTTCCCGTGAGAAAAAGGACTTCTTTGTTCTCAAACGATCCAAAGTCATCGAGATTTGATGGAACTGTCTTTGGCATTGATTGAAAGACTTGGCGATTAATCTCTGCTATGCGTTGCTCTGGTGATAGCTCTGAAATTGCATAGTTCGGATCTGGGCCAAGCCTCTTTACCATTTTCTGGAAGAAGTTTGATTGGCCCTCGTAATCCTCATACTCATACATCATCTCTGTGGAAAAAGTACCGGGAGGTAAAGCGGCCTTATCTATTCTTCCTGTTTCTTGCAACCATGCGTACATGCGCTGACCAATATACGCGGTTAGATTTTGGGCAATACCACCTTTTCCAGTTCTTGAAGGCGAATATGTTGGGAGTGCGTCTGTTGCGATTGACATCCATGCATCAGATACACTTTTCTGTGGGTCGCCAAAGGTTCTCTGGATTGGCATTTGGCCAATTATTTGTCTGTGGGCATCGCTTATGGCATCTATCATCTGGCCCACATTTGTTGCACCACGGAATTGCTCGGCGCCTCGTAGTGCAGGCCCGCGCAACCAGTACGGCATCTGCTCTAGGTCATACCGTGTTACCCAATAATTGCGCTGTATCTCGCGTATGTGAGGTGGTAGTGGTGTGCTTCTTAGCTTAGCCCATGCTTCTGCTTGCCACTTGGGCTGGTTGATGCTATAGCCTTCACTACCCGGTCTTTCTGCCCAGAACTTCCTGAAGTGCTCTGCTGTTCCGCCCTTTACACCAGGCTTTACAAGTGGCTGGGTTGCATATGGATAAAACCCAAGATATATCTCTTGGGCTCTTGAGCCTATGAAACGTCCAGCAATGTTCATGGGCTCTGGAGTTATATATATAGAATTTCGTATGAAATCCTGTAACCACAGATTGTCAGTCATAGCCTTCCCATTATAGAACGGACAAGGCGGGAGGCGTCGCCTTGGCCGTTCTTTTTATCCTAATGGAAACTTGAGGCCGGGCACATCGCCCAGCACAGCTTCTTGCGCCTTTGATATTTCGGCGTTCGCTACTTTTGCTTCCTCAAGTGCCTCATCTACCATTTCCATGAACTTTACCCATAATACGGGCTCGTCCAGTGGGTTTGGGAAGGGGTATCGGTTGTCTTTTATAGAGGCAATCGCAATGTTTATTAGCCATTTGAGTGTTCTGTTGTCTGCCCTCTGGAGGAGAAAGGCTTCTGACACTTGCTCCTGCATTTCGAGGAGTGCCTCATCAGCTAACATGGCTTTGGTTGCCTCTTCACTTAGTTTGGGTCAGCAGGCCCCCAGTAGGGGTAACTATCCCCGACTGCTCCCCAAACTTCGTAGAACATGTCTCTTGGCATATCTTCAAGAGCTTTTTCAACTTCTTCAACCGATGCGCCTTCTTGAATAAATGGCTCTCCGCCATCTTCAATAGATTTATTCTCGTCCAATGGGATGTTTGTCCCTGCAAATGTTAGTGCGACCTCTCTGAATGCTATCTCCATCGAGGTTGGGGGTAGCTCAAGCCTACCCTCTGGTGTTAAGATGAGACGCTTATGGCTGAGGAACTTTGACATTTCAAGTTCCATACCCGTGGTAACGGGCTTGATCTTCCACCACCATTCTGGTTCTTGCTCAAAGTGGTGGGTGGTTGCTACTGCAATTGCGTATTTTCCAAAAGACATTTAAGCCTCCGTAAAGGAGGGTTTTCGACACCGAAAACCCTCCCGAAGTTACTTCTTAGTACGAAGTAGATTGCTGGTTGATAAGATTTACAGTTACAGGTTCGTAGGAACCAGTTGGGTCAGCAACAAACGTGCCTGTCACGGCCATAGTTAGCTGTCGCCCTGCTCTCATAGAGATAGGGGTAGCTGTCCATAGGACGTTGGCGTCTGCGCCGGATTGAGCGTTAGCCAGTACTTCGATTGAGTATGGATAGGTCGTATCGGCTTCGACATCACTCTCGAACTTCAGTCCGATGTCGGCCTCACGGTAGATTTCTGCTACCCATGCGGCCCCATCTGCGGGATCGTAGTTCATTTTGTTGTAGAGAACCTTGTCCGAGGTCTTTACGACCATGGTTAGTGCAAAAGCTCTCTGGTTGATGTCGAAGTCATCGGGAAAGTAAGATCCAGTTATCCATTGCTCATCCATGGGGATTTGCATACCCATAGTGAAAGCACCGCTTAGGCACTTTACGGCCGTTGCGCTTGGCAACTCTGTTGTAAACAGAGGCGCCAAGAATTGTGGCCCACCGTCGACTTTTGCTAGCGCGCCCCAGGTGCCAGTTGTCACATTAGGAGTGGGTTCTCCACCCATGAATGCAACCTGGCCACGTAGATAGTCTGAGGCTCGCCACGTTAGCGCGAGGTTAGCAACCCTTACGTCCTCAAAAGTTTCACCCCAAATTGAACCAGGCGTAGACCTCACAGTCCAGTATGGAGCTGCAAATTGGTCTGAGCCCAGATCAAAGGCATGCAAGTAGGCTGCGCTTGAGCCCTGCTGAGCAGGAGCCGCAACCGTGCCTAGTGCACCTAGGAGGAACTTGCCCATGATGGTGGGACGCGGGATAAAGCTAAAAGCACCTACAGAGGTAACGCCAACCTTGGCAACACCACGCAACATAGCGCCACCACCGACTTCTTGGTCAAGTGGCAGGTTGTTGTTCTGAGGCCCGATAGTGCCCTCGTTAAACAGAAAGTACTGAAAGTCAGCGTCCGTTGTATTGGGCGTTCCTTTAGCAGTCTGTTTAGCGAAGCCTACGAATGAGCTCTCACTAGCGGTCATGGTTGTACTCCTCTTGTGGTTTCAACTTGAAAACGTACTTTGATGTGGTAGTCATAGGCCTCTGGGCCTCCAGCCTGTATCATTTCTCCTCTGAGCCCTGAATTAAGTACTCGTTTGGAGACATACTCGCCTGTCTCGGCATCGTTGACATCGGTAAACCTCATTGCAAGCAGTGAGCTTTCCATTCTTGAGCGTAGCTTCGATGCTATGTCTCTTGCCTCTGACAGGTCTTCACCAGTTGTGTCTAGCAAAACCCTTGCTTTCGCAACAAAACGACGTACAAAGGTTATTGATCCACCGCACTCTATCTCTACAGGCATATCTTCCCAACTGTCTACCATGTTGGTAGATCCTGGTTTGTATACGCCGTCGGGATCGTTCTCGTGCAATGTTACCGATAGCCTCGCTTCTGAGACATCAGGGTCATCTTGAATTGGCCCTAGGACAACCTGGTAGACTTTTGCATTGTCACTCACATTGTCGATAAGATCTGTTTCAAAACTGGCCTTTATGTGCTCCAGAATGGCATCGTGTATCATTTGCGTCTTCGTCCCTGGCGATACAGAGAAATAGAGCCGCCTGGTGTTCTTTCAGCGATTTTGGCGTAGTACTCATCCATAAGTGTACTAACTTCCAGATTGATTGGATTGTCATCCCTTCTCCCTGCCCCTAATTTGAACCTGTCGATGCTAGATTGCTTTGTCCTTACCTGTTCGTTGGCTTTTGCCATTACATATAGGCGGATAAGCTCCTCGTCTGATGAGGGAATGGACATCACGGTTGTAGTCATGAGGTAGTTTGAAGGAATTGTGTGTAATGCTCCGTAAGTTAGTAGACACTCGCTTACGGGGGCGGCATCCAGATAGAGCCGCCCCCCGGAGATATAGTACAGAGTAGGAGAGGCTGGGGTAGTATATTTTGCACCTGGTCGATCAGGTCTCTTCTCAAGGAATGTATCCTGTGGGCTTTCAACATTGAAGTCCTGGAGGAAGTCTGTTGGGAGTGCTGCGCTATTATTAGCATCCATTGTAAGCACTGCCCTATCGACTGTCTTGGGAAACCATCCAGAATAATCCTTGATTGCATCCTTTACCCACAAGAACAGGGATTGGTCAGACCATTTTGTGGCCTGCGCATCCTTCAGTTCAACGCGGATATCGGCTAAGAGCTCTGCATAGGTGGTCATATACTATCCTTAGTCAGTTGAGCCCTGAACTTCCACAACTTCAAAGTACTCTGGGCGGAATAGCTGGAATTTCACAAAGCCCCGCCAACCGATACGATTGACCATCATCAGGTCGTCGTACTTGGGTGGCACAACGGGGTGCGGTCTTTCGCCAACTGCGTACACGACGCCAGGCCCGCCCATGAAGATTGCGCTATGGATGTCTGCGGCCACTGTAACGTAGTCGCCATCTCCGTGCGGTTTCAGAAGCGGTTTGTCAAGTACGATCTGGTTGGTTCCAGGTAGTGAAACGATCCGGCGGGTTTCCTGTGTTCCATCAGCGTCAAGCACGGTGGTACCAGATGCTAGATCGTGGATGGTGATGTACTGCCCGACTGCGAAGCCAGTGTCATCATCGACTGTGATGTAGCGGGTTGAACCGCTCTGGCCTGGAGAGTAAACAGTGTCTACAGTAGATGCAGCACCCTGTCCGACAACAGTGGCACCGTCTAGGGTGTCCTGGTTGACGGCAGCGCCCGCATTGCGTAGGCGTAGCCGGTTGGTGCGGATGAAGCGAACCCCACCCCACATACCGACTTCGTTAGTAAACTTCCGGCCTGCACCGGCATATTCCTGAACCTCTAGCCATTTGCTGGAGGGATCGACGCGGATGTCTTTGATGACACGCGGCGAAGTGGCACAAACGATAACTCCACCATCTCCATCTTGGACACCGGCAACGCCTGGAATTTCGTTCTCTTCAAGGTGGACACGAATAGTCTCAACAATGTCGGGATCGAACATGTCGGTTGAGGTAATAGAAGCACGGGATCCACCAGGGGTTAGAGTTCCACCGATGAGTGCGTTCTTGTTGGGATGGGAGAGGAATGCGTTTCTTGCCAGGATATCCAGATAGTCCACTTGGTTCTGTCCAATTTTATCTCGAACAAGACCACGGACATTGCCCGCGTTCACATATTGAACGATCTGGTTGTAGTCAGAAAACTTTAGTGTGTCGCCATGGATTTGCAACTGGATGTTTACAGTGCGGCTATCCAAAGCAGCACCGCGTAGCCAGATATCGGTCTCTGACAGGGCGTTCCAGTTGGGTTCGGTATCGTATACTTCAGTGAAGACAACGACACCGGAGTTGGCGGCATTAAAGTCTTCCTTCATCAGGGCGAAGGGTACTAGGATGCTTTTGGTGCGCAAGGTCTCCAGCAGCAAAAGACTGTAATAGTCACGTTGCCACGAAGGAAGAGTTGACGACCATAGCATACCAGTAGTTAGACTGTTAGCCATTTCTTACTCCTGTTGTTTATTGGTTAAGTTGGCTTTCCGCCCAATCACCGT